GAGATTATCCGGCTCGCCAATAAATTCCATGATACCGCTCTTACCCACATATCGTATAATGTCTTTGTTCTTTGAATCTTGTGGGTCGATGAAGAATCCTAATTGATTAGTTTCGCCCGACACAGTTATATCAGGCTCGCTTGTTGACCTATTAAACTTATCAAGTCTAGCATCTAACTCATACGTCAAAGTTTTGATTTTCTTATTGTTGTATTTGTTAGGGCCGTATTTTGAAGCATCAATGTTTTGTTGATACGTCAACTCTTCGAAATGAAATGGATAGACTGATTGGGAAACCCAATTACAATTGACGAGTGATGCTGAAAACGCACTTCCAATAGCAACAGGAAAATTGTAAGCAATGATGTCGGTCGAGCCTGTTGGATAGAATGCTTGCCATTTATCAGCAATAATTGTCAACGACGCAGAATATAACGTAGGGTCTTTGGTTGTTAATGTTCCGTCCGTGTAGTAATCTGGAATGGCGTAATATGGGGAACGGTTATCTACCCAAACTTTTCCACTGCTGGAATACATGTTTTGTGGATAGTCCCAATCCAATCTTACCCACAAGTTTTGGTCGGCATTAGAACCACTATAACTGTAAGAATTCAAATCATCAACGTGTTCTTGAAAATCTTGGTCATCAATAGCAACGTCCCAAATGGACAATTTATCAAGAGTTCCATTGAAATTTCCATGTGTCAATTTGAATCTTCCCCACTGAGCAAAAACCTCATTATCAGCATCATACATTAATGTGCTACCTGTGGAATAGAAAATGGTATTACCATTTTCATTTCTTTGAACAACTAAATCATATTGAAGAGGGATTTCATTTATGTCTGTTGCTGGCTCGAATAAATCGAACTGGTCATTTCTTCTAACCATTACACTGAAAATATCTCCATTGAAAATTGGCAACGCACTACTCGTGATGTATGCTCCAGACGAACCAGAACCCATCTGAAATACAACTTTTCCGGTCATATTTCCTGGCACCTTGTAGAATCCTACCATCCAATTGAAATTTGCTGAACTTGTGTATGGATATGGAACGCTTGTAAATAGAGGAACTACTTGCAAGTTCTGATACATTGACGATGTTAGTGGATTGATTGAGAATTTGAATTCCACCGTCTTTGTTGAATATGGAATAGGGCCGTCGATGTGGTCGCCTACGCCCGAATACTGCAACATATATGTCTTTTCGTCCAACTCATAAGTTGGCGAAGTATCATCGGCATAATCAGTTCCACCGTATTCTCTGACCGTAATCAAAGACGAAGGTAAACCATAACACGCCATTAAATAGTTAACACATTCTATAGTTCCCTTAGTCTTGTAAATGCCTGGCAAACTTATGAGAATACGGTTCCAAATGGTTTGAAGTCTCTCTTCGCCTGATAGAGTGTTATACGACGAAGAATCCATGCTGTTGAGATACACTTCATCAATGTTCATTGAACCGATGATATCATCAACATTCCATCCGAACGAATATAACATTTCCTTCAAAGTATTTGTAGGAATGCTAGAACTTACTTCGTTTCTAACCTGTCTTTCGATAGGCATCGCACCGATGTAAGTGTAGATGTTATCAAAGTGATGGCCAACCATGTTCAAAAACGTCAAATAGTCCGAGTTGTTTGTATCATTACTGATGTAATCAGGAACGTTGTTATACAAACTATCACGATTCGCCATATCGTATTGTGCGGCTCTGATATCTTCATCTACCACAAAACTGGCACTATAGAAAGAACTAGAAGGCAAATTGTATAGGTAATTTCCACCGTTGAACAGATAGGAATCAAAACCATCAAATGATTTAACAATTTGACTCGTCTGTAAAGTGATTGACGCTTGTTCTGTGAAAAAGTATGGATAAGGCGTTCCTGTGGATAAGGAAGCACTGTATCTAGCATTCAATTCAACAAGTGACGCACTCAACATTGTCCAACCAATCATCTTGTTTTTGAAAATGTTTAATCGGTTCTGAGCAGACGAGAACACGACGAAATTGTGATACTTACTGTAATCGGTGTTAAGTTCAGCAATACGTTTGTTAACGTGAATGTTATCTTCGGTCGTTGGTGCTGCTGTCAAATCATCAGCAGAATATAATTGATTTGTATTTTCTGTGTTGATGAGATTTTGTGGAGAACCAAAGTTTGGCGGAGAAATTCTAACGGTCTGATACTTTACTGGATTTTGAATTATTACAGTAAAGACATATGGAACCATGCTAAAATTGGAAACCCAACAAGTATCCTTGATATTGATATCATATGGAAGTGCTTGAGACAACTTCACAATCAATGTCAATGGGTCTGTTGGCTGAACTCTTTCGTCAAGGAATCCTTGATTTAGTATAGAATAATACTGATTGTTTCCGAAGTTCAAAACGTTCTTGAATTCGCCAAAGTATTTTGTTTCGTAACTCTGTTGTAATGGTGTTAAGTTAACATCATAGAAGAACGTTACAAAGTAGTCATAGCAAAACTGACGCATATCCGCGTAGTTTTGGTCTTGCGAATTCAAAAATTGGCTAAAGATTTCATCCAATCTCAAGTTTACAAATGAAATATACTGAGCACGAATGTCATCAAAATCGGCAATCTGTTCGTAATTTTGTAGAAGGAAATTGTTGTAATAGGTTCTGATACCTTGGATTCTCGTGACCGTAGCAGTCGTTTGAATGTTGGAGATTGCCGTAGAAGAGAATTTTACAAAGTCTTCGTATAGGTTTCTCAAGAAATTGACGATGGAACCGTCATCGGTCAAGAAGAAAGCAAATTTCAAGAAAGAAATTCCATCTTGATATTGTGGTAAGACACTCATGGTCTTATAGACAGCATCATATGAGAAGTTCTTTATTAGAGACAATAGAACAGGTGCTACATCTTTTATTGGGAACTTTTGAATACAGAATGAGTTATAATCCACGTCTGCTTGGACAGAAGGAATCAACTTGATTTCAGTTCTCGAAGTAGAGATGTCTTTGATGGTCAAGGAAGACGACGGAGTTCCCGCCATATTTCTCGCAAAATTATACCCGACGGTGTAATTTCCGTCGGTTATGCCCAGTTGTGCCAAATCAGAGGCCGGTTGGACAAGAATTTCGCTATTCTTATAAAGAGTGAACGGATTGACCAATTGGTTATAGGAATAGGTCGTAGGCGTGCCCAGGCTGTCTAGGAACGTCAATGTGACGGTATTGAACGACTTATCTTGGTCTAATAGACTCCATGAGATTTGAGTCTGGTCATCGGTAGAATAGGCAGTTACTTCAATAACATCGTTATTGGATAGTCCAAACCAAATATCCGAACTTTGAGAAACATAGAACAAAGACGTATCGTTACTGCCAAGAAATGAACCTGACTGTATGCTTGCTGTATAGTTTCCTAAAACTGGATATGGTAATGACATATTGTTATCCTAATGGTGCGTTCTGTTCGTCTATTGAAAGTGGAAGATATGGATAATCCGTTTCAAAGTCAGAAGCAGTAGAACCTTGTCCTAACTGTATTCTTAATGCGATAATTGTATTCTTGATAGACTGTGCATCGGCAGAACCACTGTCTTGTGTGCTGGCCGATATCAAATCTTGTAATTGACCCTGTAACTGAACGTTCTGATAAGTAATAGCATTGATTTGGTCAATAGCATCTTGTGGAAATACAGACATTGATGCCGATACCGCACTTAAAGTTGTTGGAATGAATTCAGTAAACGTTGAATCGTAAAACGATGAGATTTTGGATTCGTTGTAAACGTAATTACCAAGCGGAATAGCAAAATATACTTGTTGAAAAACCGACGACGACGGATTGAGAATTTCGTTCCCGACGCTATCAAAAAGATAGTCGTAAGTTCCGTTGTTTGTAAAGTTTGCTACTTGTTGACTAAAATCTGCCATTTTTATCTCACAATCTTGAATATGTTACCTTTATCAAAGGTATATATCTGTCCGTTGTCCTCAACTTTCAATAAAAGTCTAAAATACCTCTCTTGCGGATAACTTGTGGTATCCAATAAGAAATAATTTCCGTTTTGGTCACACGATATCTGGGTATAATTATCGAAATCGAGTATAATTTGCTCGGTTTCATTATCTTTAATTGCGTAGTATGATGACGTAGGCAAGTATTGTGGGATTAAAAATTGGTCAAATTGCGTTTGTCTATTGAAGTTTTTGATTGGCAACTGCTGTCTAGCAAACACATTTATTCTAATCAAATTACCGGCTTTAATCGTCGATGGTATGTTTTGTATAACCGTCGTAAATGGTATATTTGTATTCAATGGCAATAGACTTTGAGATACAATGTTAAGACTACTTGTATAAAAATAACTCGAACTTAGGATACTTCCACTAAATGGCATATGAGTCTGATGACCTGTTAGTGGTCCAGACGTAAACACACCGTCAAAAATACCATAATCATTGACTCCGTAACTGGCCGATAGACTGCTAATACTACCGAATGCTTGGCCGTTCACGTAATTTCCGAAGAAATTGACAAATACAGCATTTGGATACATTGGAAGGAATGGGTAACTAGCACTAATGTTTGTGCCATCAATCATTCCCTCGTTCCAACTTCCATATAAGGTGCCGTAACCAAGAATGTAACCGTTTATCAAACTTGAGGTAAATGTGCTACCGCTAAACAATCCGTCGATAAGAGTTCCCATCAGGAAGGAACAGGTTACTTGAAACGTTCCACAATTAGAACCTGTGAATAGAAAATTGCCTGGACCAAACTCTTGTTGATACATATGGTCACTCGTCCAATCGTATTGATTGAATTCGTTAAATGGATGACCCCATCCATATATGTCTAGTCCGTTGTATTGAGTTTGGTCTTGGCCTGCGCCAGGATAACTAAATCCGGCACCAAAGATTGGCGTGCATGATTGACACGTTGGGTCAATCGTCATTATCGAACTGCTGATAGAACCGGAGAAATGTCCTACTATCGACATACTGATTATCATTCCGTTGACTCCAGTTACGGCCATCAATCCACTAGCATTTTCAAAATAGAATGATGACGTGCTGGCAGAACTCGTATCAAAACTCATTGATGTGCTCGAAGAGATATTGATGTTGGCAAAGCCGGTGAATCCTCCATATAGAGAACCACTGATTGAACCACTATCAGATACAACTCCTAGCAATCCTGCCGGAATTGATGAAATATTTGCACTGGATGTCGTTACACTGCCGGTGATAAAGGAATAGTCATCATGCCAACCAACGTCAAGACGTGGTTCATAAATTGTATTAGTATCTCTGCTAAAGAAATATAGACCAAAGCCGGAACCTGTAGGAGCAAATTCATCACTGCTGATAAGAATGATACCATTGTTAGGAACAGAACCATTCAACCAAGCATTTACAATCGGCGTAATATCCATGTCAATGTCACCGACTTGATAGTTGAACGACTGAGTTACAGATAAACTTTGAATGTATGCGGAGCCTGTGGTTGCCCATGCAATTCCGTTTTGTTTGTCTCTATAGACCCAACTAGCGCCGTTTACAGAACCATTATCGGAAACATATCCATCACCCATCACCCAACTCTGAGACAATGGAAAGGCGTAAATATTGTAAGTAATTGGCAGTTCCAATTCTCTTGCTACATTTACTTTCAGTTTAAATTGTGGATTAGTAATATCGCCGGCAGCAATTGATTGAGAAATTGATGTAACATCAAACTGAATCAATGCTCTTTGAGCATATGTTGAAGTTACTATTGTGGTTCCAATACTGCCTGTAGGACTTGAACCCCATGGAGTTTGCCACATATCCCAAGATGAAGAAGGACATGTTAATTCATCCCAAGTGACGTTAATTGATTCTGTAATAGGGACTAGAACTGTCGCTGGGGATGTTCCAACACGCAAAATTTCATCAATGCCAAAATTCAAGGAATCGAAGCCTGGAATATTGGTTATGAAAGTGTCTTGTGATGGGTAAATGAAATGATGCATATTACATTACTGTTCCTTGTATATCTGTATTCGGATATTTCACTTCAAATATTGAAGGGTCTAGCGACGGATAAATCATATCATTTTGTGTTGCCGCCGCAATATCATATTCTACAGGTGAATAATTACCACCATTGGTTGTCAATGGAGTGTTATTTATAACATTCACAGAAACCACAGTCTGAACACCATCTACCTTAGCGATTTCCAATCTTAGACTGCTAAGATTAATTGCTTGTGAAAATTCCCACTTATCAATTGCGAAGAAGTTTTGAACCGCTGTAATACAGTTGGCCAACACATCTTTCTTGTTGTATCCCTTGAATGTCGTGACTACAAATTCAACGCCGATATTGATGACATAACCATCAATGACGTTAATTCCATCTGTCAGCATTCTGTATTTCTTCAAATATGTCAAAAGATTTGATACCAATGCTTCGTTTGCCGGTGTTAAGTTTCCATTTTCATCGAAAGACAACATATAAACGTTGACTGAGAATGGGTTACTTCTATCGAAAG